AGAGAACCCAATGTCCTGACCTTTATGAGTGAATTTTCTCTTAGTTAAATCTTTATAATAAGAGAAACATTCCTCGGTCGGGGCTACAAGTGAGAAAGCGTAGTTTTGAACTAAAGTCTCTAAGTTTTTACTTAAAGATAAGGTTCGCGTCAAGCTTACTTTTGTCATCATGTCTGAGAGTTTACCAATAATATGTTCTCGAACTATTTCTCTTCTTTTATCAATAGAAGAGAGATTTGGCTCCACAAACCGATCAGTCACAGAAAGATTAAGTAATCTTAAGCTTTCATGCAACGTTACAGTAATAGGAACAGTTGGTTTTTCCAACTGTGCCAAATCCTCATTATGAGGATCGATTGTAAACGATACTGCATCTTGAAGCGACAATTTGTTAGAATTAACAAAATGTCCTAAAAGTGCCATCAATGACTGATCTAACCTTGATCTATCTTCCTCTTTAAGAGAAGATAGAATCGGAATAGAATGATCATTTCTGGCTCCTAATATATTTAATATAGTAGGAACAGATGTTACTAACCCTTTCTGCGCGAAATAGATTAATAAACTTACTCTATCAGACGCAGAGGTACTAGATATAAATTGTTTCCAAGATAATCCAGAAACATCTTTACCATCAACTCCGGTTCGCTTAGCGAACTCCAAGGCTGATAAACCTTCGGAGAACAATGATTTAGATGGGTTAGTTCCAACATGTAGTTGGGACATAATCGAAATATATTCTTGATAAACTTGAGTATCAAAGATAACAAGATCATCACCAAGAATCTCATAATGAGTGAACCAAGATTTCATATCAGGGTTTACTCTTAAGGCAGAAACTTGTAAAATAAAATGATGTGTAATCGCGAGCATGGCCCACGAAGACAAGGCACCCATAGGTTGCCCTGTTCCGTAGATCACTTCACCTTCTACAACACCATAATTATTCTTAGGTATGACATATGGTCTCAAAACCAATAGATCAGCCCATGCTTTTCCTAATCCTGGAATATTGAAAATCAAATCAATAATCCCTGATTGGAGAGCTATAGGGAGTCTATCGGTAGCCGCTGAAAGATCCACCGAATAAGCACAATTATTTAATTGTGCCTTTTCTAAACATCGAGCAAAACTTGCATCTTGATCGAAAGTACCATCATTTGGTAATCGTCTTAAGATAGCAAATAAAGCCCGATGAAGTGGTTCTAACAGAGACTGAGTCCATATATCCACTATCGCGAAGACTCGTAGTTTTCCAGCAGCTTCTTCCTTAAAGGATAATTTTCCTAATCGAATATCTTCATAAGATAACGATTTAGGTAACTTAATCCAAGAAGTAGACTGTCGGGTTTCTATAAAGTCTTCACCTATCCATTTATAAGTATCTAATATTTTCCAAAGTCCTTCGGAATTAGAAAGTTTTGAATACAATTCAAAGGCTTCCAAAATTCTAGGAAAACGGTTAAATGCTAGAGCATCTGTAAGCAATGATTGAAATGATACTGGATTATTAGGTCCAGCTGTCAACAATTTAATTACTTTAAATGCACTTATAGAAGGAAGGTTACGGAATAATCCCATATTTCGAGTATAGATAAGATTGGATTCAATTAATATTTTATTAATTTCATCCAATGAACCACTGAAACTATCAGTTATGGTATTCAATTTTGGATTTAATGGACCTTGTAAGATCCGATAAATTGACAATATTGATAACCAATATCTAATAGTAGCAGCATGATTCTTACGAATCAATGATCTATCAATAGGACCGATGAAAGATGGTAAACCATTTATCAATCGACCACAAGGTAGATTAGGCTCTATATCCCGAAGGGAGTGGCAAGGTTTTGAAGATATCTTTCGTTGAACAGCTAAGTGACAAGCTTTTAACCATTTAATGGTAAAACTTGCCCCATGATGTTTATAAAATTTAAACATCAATTGGAGAAACTTATTAAATCTTCTAAGTCTAGGAGCAACTTTAGTCTTACCTAAGGCAACCCGAATTAATTTCGAAGAAACCTTACGTAGGACTCTAAGTAAAGATCGCTCTTTACTCAGCGAAAACATAGTCACAATATTACTACTAAGTAACTGTCTAGTATAGTTTCTGAAATAAGATAATTTATTATTTTGTTTCATAATTATATTTGAGAGTATATAGGTAACATCATGGCTACTGCGCCGTTCCCATCTCTGGGGACGCCAGTTTAAGTACAGGTGCCACCTAGGTGTTGATTATTACAATAAGTTCATATTACTATGAACTTAGTTGCTTTGGTCGAAACATCATACTGGGATCCTCGAAAGGACTAAAATGAGTACCAATCCATTTTAAAATAAAATGACTTGTACTTACG